AAACTACAACAACAAATAGAAGGGTTAGAGGCTTGACGAAGGAATCACTTGCATTGCAAGGAGAAATAGATAGTCCTAGAGATATGTCTACTAACCTTAAAATGACAGGAAAGGCAAAAAACTTTTACACCATGGAAGAATTCTTAGCTAAAATGGATGACCCTAAAATGAGAGAGGCTTTATTAGGTAAAGATCTTTCTGAGGAATGGGCTAAGGGTGAAACTAATATGCGTTATAATCCTGATACTGGTTCTCTTATGGCAGATAGATCAAAGAAGAAAACTGTAACGGCTGGTCAATCAGAAATGATAAAGGTATTAAAAGAGATTAGAGATTGTGTATGTGATACCTTTGATATATTTGAAAAAGGTTCATTTCCAGGGGTTGGTGGAAAATCAGGTAGTAAATTAGCTGAAGTTGAAGCAGCCCAAGAAGCTTCTAGGGCTACATCAGTTACAAACCGTTCTAAAGAAAATCAAAGTAAACATACTAAGGTTGATATGAATCTTGGCGCAGCTAGTGTATTGCCTATTCTAGGTGGTTTAGCTTTGTTTGGTTCAGGTGATGCAAATGCGTCAGATGGTACTGGTACTGGTGTTGGTCCTGGTGATGCTGCTTGGTCAAATAAAAAGAAAGTTAATGATATTAAAAAACAAGCTAAAAATAAAAAAGGTAAACTTAGTAAAATTTTAGATAAGGTTAAGAAAATTCTAAAGCATCCTAAAGGTAAAGCAAAATTAACTGCGTGGCTTACTAAAAGAGGTATTACAAAAGTAGCTACCCTTGGTTGGGCAGGACCATTGGGGGCTGCTCTTGGAATTGCCTGGCTTCTATATGATACTTGGGATTTATTATCCGAAGGAGGCATGTTAGATGATATGCTATTAGAGTTAGAGGAAGAGTCTAAACCAGCTAAAACTCAGGAAGAAATATCTGCAATAGACAGTGCTACTACTACAGGTATGATTAACTCTATGAATAACCCTAAAAGCTTTTTACAGAAAAAATTTCCAAATACTAAATATACAAAAAGTGCCGATGGTAGAATAGAAAAAGCTCAGGTGGTAGGAGCAACTGTAGACGATGCTAGAACTGAACTATTATTAAATCAAGCAGAAGCAGCCGCAGCGGCAAAGGAAATAAATAATGCAGCAAATGGGGGTAGTCCATCTTCAGTAGTAAATGCCCCTACAACTAATCATATTAATGTATATCAACCACCAAGCACAACTGATGATGTACTTAAACGATTATTAGGTGGGGGAATCGATAGTACTTTAATAATTCCTGGAATGTAATCCCTAAAAAGCCCCGTAAGGGGCTTAGTAGGGTTCCGTGGGGGGAACTTATGCGTCGGCTGCTAGTTTAGCAAAGTAACTCATGGTGTCATCAGGCTTCTTTTCAGCGGCCACTGCTGATACCATAGGATCAGCAATAGTCTCATCAAGGTCTACCTGCTCAGCGGTGGTGGTGACCGCTCCGCCTTCACCTAATACACGTGTCAACTTAAGATTTAACTCTTCATAAGTTTTGAACGAGATTGGATCAGTAAACTCCTTTAAAGAATACTCACTATTGTAAATAGATTCTAACTTACTATCGTCAGCTAGGGCTTCTATAGCACCAAATTCTGAGCGATCATAGTTTCTGAAACCAGCTACCTGCGCAATCTTAATTTTAAAGTTTGCACCTTTCCACATATCAAACGGGTTCATTGGTGTTTCATCTTGAAATTTAGGTTGCATAGCATCCATAATCTTATCAAAGATTTTAGCACCAAATTGGAATAAAAATGTCTTACCGTTATTTTCTGGATTCTCTGGATCAGATACAACGTAGATATTAGTCACATAATGTAAACGACGTTTACGCTTACGTGCAATCTCTTTGTCTGATTCGGTTCCAGAATTCCATAACTTAGAATTCATTTCACTCACGGGATCATCCTTGTTGATAGTAGTTAAACTCTTCTCAACATACCATTGGCCTGTTGGTCCTTGGAAGAAGTGATCCCAGTATTTAGCCCATGGAAGATCGTCACCTTCTACCGCTGGTAAGAAACGAATAACAGCATAACCGTTACCTGCTTTATCTACCGTTGGTTTCCACATACGATCATCACCGTAGCTTTTAGCGCCTTTACCACTGGCTTGTTCAGCCGCTCCTACTAGTGAATCCATGTTCATAGCTTTTTGTTTTAGATCTGCAAAACCCATAATATTTTCTCCTATATAATTAATATTAATTTGTATTTTATTTGTATCATTTTTTAAATATAGCTAATAGTACTTTAGTAAACCTCGACTTATCGATGTCTAAAAAAGGACTGTACTTAACTACCTTGTTGTAGATATCCGGCCACAAGATTGTTTCCGTTATCTTTGAATTAGCGTCCTCAATAAATCCGGTCACTTCATTCAATATGCACACTGTCTCTAGCGACACTGTATTCTCTAAGTATAGACTAATGATCTTAGGATAATCGTTGGATAATCCTATTAGCTCATCAAGACTATTATCAGAAAAGTCTTCTAACTCATTCTTAAAGTTATATGACATACTATCTATACGCTTTAAAAAATCTTTATAAGTTTTTTCATCACGAATCATATCACCACTCCAGGTATTACCCGCTAGCTGATGGGCAGCAAAGTATTTTACGATATCATTCTTGTGTTTAAATCTTTGGCCAATCTTGGTTAGTTGGTATTTATCCTTCCTTCCCCAATAGGCCCGTTGGGTTACTTTTGTTTTAAAATTATATTTGAACGCATTATATTTCGTGTTAAAATGCATATTAACTGCGTTCGCATATTGGTAAGCTTCAAATCCATCCATTCTCAATTTCATATATCTATTATATCATAGTATAGGTTAAATGTAAACCGGCTAAACCGGTAAAGTATAAGAAGTATTACCACCTTGTAGCATATTCAACGCACGTGCTTCGAATTCAAGGTGTTCAACTATCTCCTTTGATATAAGTTTTTTAGAGTCTCTAAGATCAATCTCGTTCTTCTCACATAACTCAACGATTGCATCCATATACTGACACCCCCGGTGGGTTCTAACGAAAGTTTCTACCATTCTACTAAATGATTTTTTATTGATATCATCTGCCATTATTTAGTCCTTAATATAATTGTGTGTTCATTCACTCTGCCATTTGGCACTTTTGTTTTAGTCTTAAGGCCACCAACTAAGACATCAATCTGCTTAGGGCTTTTCTTAAGTACCACGGGTATAATATCATCAGGCTTTCTGAGCTTCATAGTTACTGATGTCTTTGGATCAAAACCTTTGATGGCACTACCTTTAACAGTCATTCCATTAGGAGACTCTGATTTAAGTATGGTTAACGCTCGAGTCTTGGTATTGAATAAGTAAATATTCATTGCTCCAGGTATTCTCATTGGTTGAATAGAGGTTAGTTTATATTCGTTATCAAGCTTCTTAAACTTAAGCTTAGATATTTGCTTGTCGACCGCCACAGGCTTCTTAGTTTTAAACTTACGTGTGGCTTTCTTAGAGGCTTTCATTAAGGCAATATCATTGGTAAAACCTGATAGAGTCTCCAAACGCTTCTTAACTTCTTTACGAGTTAAATGAGAATAAGCTTCTAAGATATATTCATCTTTAGCCATGAACGCTTCATAATCATCTACATATTCAGCGATCCATGCTTCCACTTCAACAAATCGTTTGGTGGCATGGACTTGCATTTGGTGATATAAGTTAAGCTTAACATTTTTATCTTGAGTAACCCAAGCATCTTCAAGGAGATATAAATCTTCCATGATAGTAACTTGGTTGTGGGCTATCATCCGCATTTGTGGGGTAATAACTGCCTTAGCTGGTTTAGCATCTTCAATTTTCTGAAGGGCCACCGCATCTTTAAGGATCTTTTTACCAGAGATAATTAACTCTTTGTATTTGTCTTTAATAAACCTAGGGGCATGAGAATAAATACCAGTAAATTCATTCTCTAACATATCCCAATAACATGCGGCTGGTAGTTGAGTACCAAGGTAGGCCCATTTAGGATTAGCCATGATAGCTTTTGCTTCGCCCTTTGTGAAATTAGCAGTAGCATAATTCTTAACTACTGTTTGTTGCTCTTTAGCATCAACATCATAGTGGACATAAATCTTAAAACGGTTATAGTCATCACCATCAATTGGTGCTCCTGCTAATCCAGTCTTTATTCTTGCTCTAATTTTCTTTGCCATATTAGTATGTACCTTCACTTATTGAAAAACCGTAACGAGCAACTTCATTACGATCAAATCCTTCATCATAATCAACAGTATCAACTACCTTACCAACTTCAGTATAGTAGTCTTCATATTCTTTACGTTCACGAGCAGCTTTAATAGATATATTAAGCTTAGAAACACCAGCAATACGACGTAATTTAGCTTCGGCTCTTAATTTTTCTTGACGTGTCATTCCAACTGTATTCATAATGTAATTCCTTTTTTTATTTAATATAGGTACATTATATCATGAAACCGTCGGTTTGTACACGTTTATTTGACTTATTTTGCCAAATAAAATCCACGTTTCTTTGATTCCTTCTTCTTATCAAGATGCACACGTTTTCTGAACATAGGAGTTCTTACGGCATGCAATACTTTATTCTTGATTAGTTTCTTTTTCTTTTTCATTTATTAATTTAGTTAGGTATTTAACTTTTTCATCTAACTCTAAATGGGCCCTTACTAAGGTCATTAAAACTTCATTAGCTTTTGAGGCTGAGAGTTGTTTAAGAGGGGTAGGTTCTGTATAAGTCATTTATTATATATTGATTGTATGTAAGTTTCAAATTCTTCTACTTTAGCCACTCGATTAGGCCACTTAATATATTCCTTTTCAGGATTAGCCTTAAGGTTATTAAGTAGTGGGGTGATTGCGTTATACAATTCATCAAGCTTAACTTGCTTTTTATCTGCGCTATCAGCAGCACTATTAATAGTTTGTTCCAGTTGTTGTACTGAATCCAATTCATTTTCATCAACAATAGTAAATCCAAAATCAAAAGTCATATTAGTCCTCCGTTATTTTAATAGTTCGTTTGCATGCTGGAAAGATGAGAATCTCATGATTCTCCGGCCAGCATAGTTCCGGTCGTGTATATTTATACTTTACATAATCATCAAAGGCCACACATAACTGTTGGCCTTGACCATCAGGGGTACACATTTTACCGCTACTTTTTCTGCTTTTCAACTTTGTAGTCATTATTCTTAAAATCCCATTGATGTCTAAACTGGCCAATTTCTGCTATCTTTGACCAGTGCTTAAAACCTTTCATACTCCATCTAACTGTCTTACCTGCTTTAAAAGCTTCTAGAATTTCTATAGCTTTTTCCGTTGTGTATATCATAATAGACTACTCCTATAATGCCATGCGTTATATAATTTTTCTTCAAGGGCTTCTGCCTCGTCTTCGTTACTAACTTTTCCGTCGGTGTATTGCTTCTA